TCAGGCCCGTGTTTCAGGCGGGGGGGGGGATCAGGCTTCGCTGCACTGAATTTCGACCACACGGGCTTCTTCGACGCGGGCGGCGCCCCAGCCGGCATGGCACGATGCCTGGGTGCTGTTGTTCTTGTCCCGCCGCGGGCCGATGTCGCCGGTTACGTCCTCGTTCAGGCCGAGGAACACGCCGGCGCGCTGCCACGCCATCACCCGGCGGTAGCTGGAGCCGTCCACCGGCACCAGCTGGGTGCGGATGACCTTGAAGCCCATGAAGCTGTCGATCTCGCCACGCACCAGCGCCTTGACCTCGGCGAAGTCGGCGCTGGTCGCCTCGGTGGTGGCCAACAGGTCGGAGACCTGGCGGGCGGTCACGGCAATGAACCGGTCGCCCATGGCCTCGTCGCCGTCCACCTCGTTGGCGTCCAGGATCTGCTTGGCCTCGATCAGCTTGCTGATGGTCAGCCCGGCGTTGCCGGTGCCGCTGCCGTATTTCCAGCTGGCCACCGTCACCTGCTGGCTGGCGGGGAAGGCGACCGAGGTGGCGCCGTTCACGCCGGTAAAGGCGGTGGCCAGCATGCTGGCCAGGATGTCGCGGTCCATCGCGCGGTTCATGCCGGCCATCAGTACTTCGGCCACCTTCGGCACCGGACCGGCGAGCATCTTGCGCTCGTCCTTGCGGTCGATCAGCTCGTGTACGTGCCAGTCCTTGATGTGGATCAGCCGGCGCGCGAACGGCACGTCGGTGATCGGGGTGTCGCCGTTGCGCGTGGTGTTCTGCGCGGCCTCAACATGGCCGATCTGGTCATACCAGGCCGACGTGCCGGTGACCGGCTCGACCATGACACAGGGGCGGATGCGCGACAGTTTCTGCGCGGCCAGCACGGCCAGCTCGCTGCGGAACTGCTGGACGAAGACGGTATCGATGTTGAAAGACATTTGCGGGGGAACTCCCGATCGCATGCAAGCTGCATTGATCGACTAAGCTCCCCGGCAATCTCGTGCGGGCAACGCCGGCCGGTCAGACGGACGTGGCTGGCGCCGCGCTCCCCGCCGATATCGGGCCGTCGCTCCGCAGGTCAGCCGGACCCGCGTCTGGCCCCGTTTCCGGTGGGCCTGTTGCCGGTTCCGGCGGTTCGGACGGGGCTTTCGCCTCGCTACCCGGCGACGGACCCGTAACATATAGCTCAAGCACACGCGCGCGTTCAACTACTTCATCGGCGCGCACGCCGCCGGTCAGGCGCGGGGCCATGTCGGCGGCGATGCGCAGCAGGTGCAGGCGCATGGCCGTGGTGTCGCTGATGCCCTGGCCGTTGGCCAGCAACGGCAGGGTGGTGGCACACAGCGGCGGCAGCTTCGGCTCATCGCTCATGTCACGCCACCCACGTGGTGCCGGCCGCCGCGGCCTCGTTCAGCCGGCGCCAGATATCCACGTTCCTGGCGTGGTCGGGGTGGCTGGGCTTGGCGCGGGCGGCGTGGAACTCGGTGTCGCCGCGCAGGCGCAGGATCTCGGCCTGCGCCTCCTGCGGCGTGGGGGCTGCGGCCGACTGGCCGGCGCTGCCGCCTTTCAGGCCGCCCGGCTCGGCGGTGCGCTCGGCCAGGGCGGCGAATGCCTTGATCAGCAGCGGATGGTTGCCCATGCGGGTGCCATCGGGCATCACGGTTTCCTGCATGAGCCGGCCCAGATCGGCGCCGCCCACCTCGCTGATCACGCGGTTGGCGGCGTGCAGCCGGTCGGCGAAGGCGTCGCCCCATTCGCGCTGGAGGTCGGCGGCCACCGCGGCTTCCACCTGCTCGGCGCGCGCCAGCTTGGCGGTCTCGGCGGCCTGGAGTTGCGCGCCATAAAGGCCCATCACCCCGGCGGCCTGCTTGGCTGAAAGCCCCATCTCGTGGAACGCCTGGCGCGCGGCCGGCTCCACGCCCTCGACCAACTGGCCGGGCAGCTCGGGGAACTGGTAGCCCTCCGGCTTTTCCGGCCGGCCGAGGCGCGCATAGACTTCCGCCCATTCCGGCGCCGCTTCGTCCTTCGGCAGCCGGAGCACCTGGCCCTTGTCGAGACCCACCAGCGAAGCCGCGCCCTTGTAGGACTTGGCCAGCGCCTCGACATTGGCAATGTCCCTGAAGGTGGGGTCGGCGCGGAACGCCTCGGGCAACCAGTCGCGCGCATCGGTGCCGGCGGGGGGGGCAACAGCGGGCGGCGTGCCGGCGGGCGGGCTGGCGGCAGTCCCAGCAGGAGGCGCAGCGTTGCCCAGCAGGGTGCCGGCAGTGGGCGCGGGCGGATCGCCGGCGGGCGCGGTGGTGGTAGCATCAGACATTGGCCTTCGTCTCCATCCCGGTGGGGCCGGCGATTGTGCGCACCGTCGCTTCGCCCGACGTGGTCAGCCACCACCACGAGCTTGCGGCCGTATTGCCGGTGCCGCGCGTGTCGTTGGATCCGGCGCCGTTCACCCATCCGTCGTAGTAGAGCTGCTGCATAAATTCCCCGCTGGTGCGCAGCTCGGCACGGCTGGTCATGAGCACGATGCCGTTGCGTTCAATGGCGGCGAGCAATTGCACCAGGATGGCCCGCCCGCGGTCGGTGAGCTTCGGCACATCTGCATCCGAGATTTGCCGCGTCTGACCCCAGTCGCGGTTATTCGGCGACACGATCCGGCGTGGGGCCATCGGGGGCAGCGGCTGCGGCGCCCGGCTTGCTTTAGCCCGCATCGTTGTGTCCCTTCTTCGCCTTCGTGGCCTTGGCCGCGCGCGTCTGCACCGGCTTGCCGCGCGGCAGGTCGGCCACGTCCAGCACCTGGCGGGCGATCTGCTCGTCGGTCACCTGGAAGTCGGTGCGCGCGCGGCGAATGATGTTGGTGGCGTCGGTCAAACGCTCATCCATGGCTGAACAGCTCCTCGGTTTGGCCCACCGTGGCCAGCCGCAGCGCGGCGCCCGGGTCGGCATTGATCATCTCGATCAGTTCCAGGCCGATGCGGCGCTTGCCCTCGGCATAGGCGGTCTGCATCGGGTTGCCGTCGTGGCTGGTCTGCATCACGCCGGCGCGCCGCAGCAGGTCGGCCAGCACGCGCTGGCCCGACTCGCTGGCGAACACGTGGCGGTAGTCATCCGCCAGCGCCGCGCGCTCGCCCGCCAGCCGCGCGTCGGCCTGTTCGCGCGTCTCATGCCGCCGCCGCTCGCGCCAGGTTTGCCAGATGCGCGGCACTATTTGCCGCCTCCGCGCCGCGTCAATTCCTGGTCGATGTAGAAGCGGGCTTTCTTGAGGTCTTCGACCGCATCCGCCTTCAGGTCGGCACGCCAGATATATTTGATCGCATTGCCAAGACAGAAGCCCATGTGCTGGGTGATGGTGATGCACTCCACGCCGCTGGGGTGGCTCGTGTAGTGTGACGGGTGATTGACGGGATCGTGCCTCGGCATCACACGCCCCCCTGCTGGCCGCCGATGCCGGCCAGCGTGGCCAGGGCGCCGGCGCCATCCTTCGCGGCACCGGCGGCACCCTGGGCGGCGGCGATCTGCGCCTGTTGCGCCTCGGCGTCGGCGCGCTGCTGGCGGCGGGCGGCGAGCTGCTCGGGCGAGCGGACGATGCTGGCCGGCGAGCCGAGCCGGTTGGCCAGGAAGCGGAACGCCTCGTCGGTGTCCAGCGCCTCCAGCACCGCCGGGTCGGCCTGCACCAGCGGCTGGGCGGCGGCCACCAGGCGCATCACCGTCTCGGCGTCGGCGGCGCGCTGGGCGCGGGCGAGCGGGCTGAGGTATTCCACCGTCCAGCCCTGGTTCGCCAGCTGCGGCGGCGCCGGCGGGAACATGCCGTTACGGCCCATGATGGCGAAGGTGCGCTCGATCAGCGGGGCCAGCAGCTCGGCGGTCAGCCGCGCCACCATCGGCCCCAGCAGCCGCAGCAATTCGTCGCGCCGCTGCAGCACTTCGGTGGCCGTCATGTTCGGCTGCTGCGGCAGGTTCAGCCATGTGGTGTAGAAGATGTTGCGAATGCGGTCCTGCAATAGCTCGATATACTGGAACGCCAGGTCCGGGCGGCTCGGCGGCAGGCTGAAGATCGGGTTCTCGCGCCGCATCTGTGCGCTGTCGTAATAATTGATCGCGCCGGGGTTGGCGTTCGGCGCGTTCAAAAACCCGTCATGCGGCATGAACACGGCGGGGTCGACACTCTTGGCCAGCCCACGCAGGTTTAGCTCCTCCAGCTTGTTCAGCATCGCCACGTCGGGCAGGGCGTTCATGCCGGGGCCGGTGCCGTAGGTCTCGCCGCTGCGCTTGGTCCAGCGGGGCACCGCGTAGGGGAACTCCGCGAAGCGGCCGTGCTCCAGGTAGTCGCTGCCGGTCACGTAGCAGCTATCCCAGTCGCCGCGTTTGGCTGGCTCCACCGCGTGCACGATCGGCACCGGCTTGTCGGGGTGTTGTTCCACCTGCCGGCGCAGCGTGTCCGGCGCGGTCGCTGGCCACAGCCGCAGCACCTCGCGTAGCGGCAGCTCGTAGCTGCGATACAGCGTGTCCACCTCGCGGCGGGCGTTCTCGGTGTAGTAGCATTCCACCAGCGGCACCGCCTGGTGGTGCGGC